GCTGACTTCCCTCATCAACAATTAATATTAGTCTAGAGAAAAATCAGATGATGTTTTGCTTGGCATGCTGAAGTCATCATCATCTCCAAAATTAGAAACTTCTTTTACTTCTAATTTCTTAAGATGTTTAGCTTCATCATATGTAAGAACCTTACCACCTTTTACTTCACCATAAGCATACTTTCTGTTTTCTGCTTTTGGTAACCACATGTCATAGCTTGTATAGCCATTTTTGTTCTCATATTCTTTACCAGCAACACAAAACTCAAGATATTTGCCTTTAAAAGGTGCTGTTTTATTAAATGCAGCTACAAAATCTTCTATTGTATCATGCATATTGTCTTGGGAAACAAACCAGTCATTAATATCTAAAGTTTTACATAATGATTGTAAGAACATCATGATAGATCTATCACGGTTAATTGCAATACCAGATTTAGTAGTACCATCTGCAAATGCATATTGGCTTGCTTTTACTTTACCAATCTGACCTGCATAATGACCTTGTGCTTCATCATTCTTATCAATCATAAATCCTTCAAACCCTTCAATTGGTGTAGTTTCTACGTGCAATACCAAATGATATGCATCTGGAATAAACTTAAATGCTTCTAGTTCTACACTGTTAATTTGCAAGGTATGGTTACCCGGTGCAATTGTTTTAGGTAAATTACTTCCTGAATTACCTGTACCCAAGTCTGTTGTGCTTAGTGCCATTTTTATTTGTTTTTAGATATTAATTAAATAAATACTTTTTCCCAGTTGACATTAATGTTACCATCAACTGATTCTGAAACTACAATCTCTTCATTTCTGAGATGTTCAGGTCTTGCACCGCAAGTTACTTCTTCATTGGTTTTAAAGCTAAGAATGGTTTTATTACCCTTTCTATACATATAACCAATTGCATCTGCATTAGCACAGATTAAAGATTTTATTTTACCTGTCAAATCAATATTTGCGGACATAACCATTTCACCCTTATCATCTACAACCTTGTCCTTAATGTGACCAGATAAAATAATGTGGGGTGCTAATGTATCAATAAAATCTAATACTTGAAAAAAAGCTTGACGAATATATAAATAACCTGCACCATTAGGTAATGTAGTTACTGTGTCTCCATCAAAGTTTTTACCCATGGGAGTTTGCTTATAAAGCTTAATTGCTAGAGGCATAATCATGTCTTCTAAAGCTGTTACAGTATCAATTGTAACATACTTATAAGGACATCCGGCCTCTTTGATTGCTTTACCAGTATCAAGTAACTGCTGCAAGTTATTAATCTTAACCTTTAATGCATCTACATAATCAGAACCGTTTTCTAAATCAAGAATTAAATTGTTTTCAAGACCAGCAAAAGCTGTTGTTTTACCCGTCTTTGGTTTAGAATAAATTACTATTCTTTTAGGGTTTACCCTTTCTGCTTTAACTTTGCTAGTTGGAAGGACTATGCTCATATTTCACTTTTTGATTGTTTAATCAGATCATTTAACCAGTCTCTATTACTTACAGGTTTCATCAACATAATTGCTGCTAAATCTCTAATAGTAATATCAGATAATGGTGCATCATCATTAGCATCTAAGTTTGTATTAGATTCTGTTTTAGGAGCAAACTCATCTTCAAAATCTGGAAATAAACTAGGTGCAAGTGTTTTCTGTAGTCTAGGTAGAGAATCTACCTTCTTCTGTTCTTCTTTAGCTCTCTTTTCATATAAGCTATAAGAGATGTTGCTTCCATCATTAAGCACAGCTGACATTTCACTAACTGGTACAATGTACATTTTGTAGGTTTTACCTTCATTATCTACACCTTCCTTAACTTCATATTCTTCAGAGAAATACGGGTTGTGCTTGAGTTTAAAAAGTTGTCTGTTATCATTCATTGGTGCTATGTCAATAGTTTTACCATTTTCATCAGTAACATTGTCATAAAACTCAATATAGATATCATCTCCCTTTTTCAGTTCCCATTCAAAGAACTGTGAGTGTCTTCCAAATTTACCTTTTTGGAAAAAGGCCGTCTTTACTGTAAAGAACGGATCAGCAACTCCTATTGCTGTGAAAGTATCTATATGCTGCATATAGAACTCTTTTTCTTTTTCTTTTCTGTTATACATAATCAACTATTTACTTTTTAGTACTTAATAGCGTAGCTTGTGCAGGTGGATCTATTTCTATTATTCTCATTAGGTTTCTATCTAACTTGAAAAAACTAAGCTTAGTAAGGCCATTTCTTGATTTCAAAAAGTGAAATGCAAGTATGTCATCATCATTTATAATGAATCTTTCTGGACCATACTGTCTAATCTTTCTAATAGATGGTTTGTTAATACCTAATACTACATCCGCATGTTGCAACAAAGCATCTGCTCCAAATAAATCAGAATCCAATACATAGTTGCCATATTCACCATCCTTGGCTCTATCCGGGCTATCAATATTTCTATTGAGCTGACTTAATACTACAAAAGCAATAGGATAGTGCTTCTTCATATAAGTAAGAGCCTCACCAAGTGAATAAAGCATTTCAAACTTATCCTTTTCTGATTTTGCAACTTTTAATAGTGCTGAGTGATCTATAGTAACTAACATGTTTGTGTATACTGTTTCAGTAGTACCATCTTCTTTCTTCACAATTTTCTTGTGACTTTCCATATGGTGGTGAATAGTAGCACACATTACATCTACAGTACATGGATCATAAACAACATCAATTATATCTCTGTCTTTAGACTTATGATATAACTGAACACACTTATCAAACACTGCATCATCTAAAGGTTCTGCTTTACTCATCAATGTATTATAATCATAACCTGTGTTTAGACTTAACTTACGGATACCGTTAGTCTCATCTAACATTTCAAACTGGAACTTAAGTATTCTAAATTCATGGTCTTTGTTGTTTTGAATAATATCATCAATCAACTGTTCCATGAAAAGAGTTTTACCTGTTCCAGGTCTAGCACCAACAACGGTGATAGTTCTCCATTCTAACCCATCACAAAAGGCATCATTAAACTTAGGCCAAGCACTTTTAAGTGACTTCAGTCTTCCTTTTCTTCTTGCTTCAATCTTATAGATAGCTTTCTTTAGAGCTTCACGCTCACTAACTGGTATTAAGGGTGCTGCCCCATTGAATAATTGTGCCATATTATATAGGTTTATTTATTAAATCTTCTTTTGCTCTATTATACATCCAGTGCATTAGGCTTAATATCAGCTCAATTAAGATATACTGCAATACTGTTACATGCACTATAAGTGAATTAACTGTAAAATACCCTAACACAGTTCCTAGAATGGCTAATAGAAGTAATGCTAATCTTTTCATCAGTCCACTCTATCTTTAAAATAATCCACTAGTTCATCTTCTCCACTATCTATAAGTTCACAGTAGGTAGCTAAGTCTGAATCCCAAGTTTTATCGGTATTTTGTTTTCTGATAAAATACTGAGCAGTCCTCATGTATTCATATCTGCGGACACTATACTCATCAACATATTTAATAGTTGCTCTCATTATAGTATCCCAATCAAAACTATAGTTCTCAAAAAACCATCTAAAGGCATTCTCAAGAGTTTTTGGATTAACTCTAGCATATTTGCCACTGGACAGTTTTTTATTAGGGAATATTTTATTGTACTCCTCAATCTTATCTAAGAACTCGTCTCCCAATAAATCTTTACTAGTTTTCTTTTTGCTTTTTCTGAAATATGACTCTATTTCAGATATAAAAATAAGGCTTTTATGAGTAAGTTCCAAGTTTTCATCTAACCATTGATCACTTTGCAGCTTTTTGCATTCTATTGCTTTATTAACAAAGTTTGCAACTACAATTTTGTTATGGATACAATGTAAAACATAAAAACTATTCGGGGTTAAACCTTCTTTAATTAGCTTACTAAATATCTCCATCATACTACCACGTTATTAAATAATCACCTCTATTTTTAGCCAATAATGAATGAATCTCAGTAAATACACCATTACTATCCCACTTAGAACCGTTGTAAGCAGCAGAAGCAGGATGTTTAACAGTAAACTTATAGTTATTATCATTAGTGAGATCAGACCACTCTTCAGCTTTTTTACCCATGTAGACATAAATTAATCCGGGATTATAGTTGTTTAACCAATCTAGTAAATAAGCAGTAAACGGCTTCCAAATATCATAATGACTACCAATCTTATTGACTTCTACAGTAAGGGCTGTATTAAGTAATAACACTCCTTGATTAGACCATCTTTTGAGGTCTACATCTGTGCTATACTGGTCACCATGATAAACAGTTTTGTTTACCTCATCTAAGATATATCTTAAACTAGGTTGTAATTTACCTGTATTACTG